TTTGTTCGCAGCGGCGTTGCCACTACTCACCAGCCCCGCGATCTGCGCCGCGGTAAGCGGCGCGTTGGAAACCCCCCAGAAGTAAGGGTATACTCCGGTCACGGTGGGTGAGCTGGTCGTGTCCGATACGCTTCCCGCGACTCTCAGCGAATCGAGGTTGGTGGCTGGGACCAGGCCGGAATCGTAGTAGGCGCCTGTACCAGCGTTGTGGAAGGCCGTCACCTCCCAGTTATTTGCCCCGCTCTGAACGATGTTGGTGACGGATAGGGTGTTGCCAGACTGATCGGTCTGGGAGATGCCTGTTCCCGTGAAGCTGTACGAAGTGGCCGCACCGACCAGATCCGGGCCTGGGCTACCATCTCCGTTTACTATCTGACCCCGACCAAACGTAGCGGTCAGCACCCTGGCCACGGTACGTCCTATCTCCAGAGTTCCGGAGACCCCGGTCACGGTCAGATTCACCGACTTACCTGACCCAACCGTGGAGGGGTACGCCGGGAAGAGTATGGCGTCCAGAACCTCCACGATGTTCCGGGTCTTCCAGGTGGAGGCGGGGGTGGCGGGGGCTCCGCCCACGGGGACGGAGTACGCCGAGTCGGGGACCAACGTGTTGTACGCTGTGCTCAGAACGTCATCGGCGAGCACGAGTCCGTTGTTCGGCGAGACGGTGATGGGTTGGGCTCCACCGCCTCCTTCGCTGATGGCATCGCTGACATACTCCTCCATGAATGAGAGGGGGACGGCGTCGGAGGGAGCGGTGGGGTCCGCGACTCCAGTGATCCGCCTGTTCTGAGTATCCAGAGCCGGAAGACCGCTGCCAACCAGACCACCTATGGTCACTTTGTTCGCGAATACGGACGTTCCGTCGTTATTAACCCTTCCTACCTGCTCCCCGACGCTACTAATCCACTCGGTTATTACGGCGTTAGTACTCGAGCCACGCAGTGTAAGAGCGACAGTGTCATTGGTGCCCGGGTTTATGATATTGGGTTTTGCTACGCTCGGTACTCTAAGTACGAAGCCCTCAAGGCTCAGATTTATACTATCGAGTAGGTCATCGATCTCGTTCCGTGTGTATACGGTGTTCTTGTCCGCCTTAACACTCAGCAGGGTCAGTATCTCTGACTTGGTGTAAAAATCCTGAAAACTGTACTCCGCGACCAGCGACCCCGACACCGACCCCTGGTACACGTTGGGGTTCAGCTGGAACGGTTGCTGGAAGGGGTTCTGGTTTAGCGCCTGGGAGGACGTGGGAAGGATCCTGCTCACCCCACTGTCATTGCATGAGTTTGGCATAGGTTACTCCGTGGGGGGTTGCGGGAGGGCGTTGATCTCGGCTTGAGTGAGAACACGCGGGGGAAGTTCGAGTTCCGCTCTCTCGTCCAGCGAGGGCGTTGGAGGCTTCAGTCTGTAGGGTACCGGGACCTCGACAAAGTGCCCCTTCGAGCCGATCTGTACAACATCGTAGCCTAGCGCCGGATCCTTCTCCCTCTGGTACTCCAGGCATCTATTCACCCCGGTAGGTACGCAGTATACGCGTTGCCAGGCCGGGTCGCTGTGGTCGAAGTTGGACTTGGATTCCAGGGTTTCCTGGGTGGCGGGGATGTCCTGCTTGGCTATGTACAAGCAGACCGCATCGCCACATTCCCCGTCCACCAGGACCTCGTCCCCCTCGCGGTAGAAGAACTGTCTTCTCACCCGGGCCTCTTTCCACTTATCGGACGAGTTGTCCCTAAGGCACTTCTCCAGCTCCGTGGCTGTCAGCTCTGGAGAGTAGCATACGCTGAGGCTCTGCTGGAAGAGTCCTGAGTCCCACTCAGCGTCGTAACTCCCCCACTCCTGGTCCATGAGCTTGAGGCTGTAACGCTTGTACCTCTCCCTCAGCTCCTCTATGGTAGGGATGCCCGCCGGGATCGTTGTGTCTATGTAGCAGATCCGGGTCCACTTCGAGCGGTCGAAAGCTCTGCTCGCGGCCTCGATGTCCTCGTTGGCCTCGTAGAGACTGATCCTGTGCCCGTCCTCCTCGACGAGGAGCACCCTGCTCCCCTCAGCGTAGGCCACTACGGCCCTGTAGGTGGCCACGCCCCACTTATCGTTTGTCTCCGAGAACAGGAGGTTCGGAGTTAGTTCGCTGATCTGCCAGGGGAATTCTATGTCACCCCAGGACTTATAAAGCCCCCTCTGCGAGCTGTAGAAGGAGTAGTCGTTCAGGAGGTCGTCGATGCTCATCCCGCAGGTATTGACCTCCCTGGAACAACCCGCGTCCACCACGGTGCCCTCCCCACCGGCCTCCTCGACGGCGGTTTTCTGATCCTCAGAGAGCCGCTCGAAGCATCCTCTGAAATAGAGGTTGGAGAGGGACATATTTATCCTTACAACTAGCGATCAATTGTAGGTAAATGTATCCATCACGAACGTTAGTTCGAGAGTAGAGACGTTGGAGGAAGCGCGGTCGGCTGCGCCGAAGTTCAGGCTTGTCATCTGCGCGTCGGGAATGGTGATGGTGCGCTGGCCGATGGGCTGCGGGTCCTCACCACAGGACACGGGAGTGATGGTCAGGGTCACAAACTCGCAACCGTAGGCCTTCCAGAAGTCCACAACGTCGGCGTGCTGTTCGGGGTCAAAAGGCACCGAGACGGTCACTTCTGTCAGGGTGCGGGGTCCCTTGAGGTTGAAGATGCGACCACGAACCCCGTCCGCGTACTGAGAGGTGCCAGCGGTGTCGCGAATTCCGCTGAAGTTAGTGAAGTAGTGCTGGAAGGGGGAAGCCTGGATCCAGAACTGCGACTGTGTTACCGGCTTGTATGATAGCATGGCGGGATAAACTTACACAAGTATCTATCGATATTTAAACTAAGCCCACCCCCCTGAATCACATCAGGTACGGCGCAAAGTACTTCCAGTAACCCGCCTTCCTGCAGTCGATCACCACGCACTCCTTATGCACCACAGAGCGGTTGAGTCTGTAGATTCTCTGGTAGAGGTCGAGAAGTTTTGTGGTCTCGAGTACGTCCATATCGTCCACTCTGATCTGGTTCTCCACGCTGTACAGTTCCATGCTCAGGGCGCTGAGCGCCATGGACTGGTCGGGTCGCAGGTACGGCACCTTCTTGACTTCCTCAACGAGCCTTCTGGAACCGTGGGCGATCTCGCCTGGCGAGGTGTACTCGTCGATGTGGATCCTGGACGCGGAAGCCTCCGAATCCCCGCTATCCGAGACGATACGCTGGAACCCGACATCGTCCAGAGCTCCGTCGAACTTGGACGCTATGAGCTTGGCGATCTTATCCTTCTTGGTCTTGTCGGACGTATCCCCATCCTCATCGTAGTCTCCCTCGGAGAAGTCGAAGAGGCTGAGCATGTCCGACTGGTCGGCTCCGAACGCCCCCATGGCTCCGTTTGCCGAGTCGTCCATCTGCTCTTGGGTCTTCGGTTCGGACATGGGCGCAGCGCCCGCGGCCGGTGGGGCTCCACCCATGCCCATCATCGCGGACTGGTCGACTTTGCCCAGGGACGGGATCTCCAGCTTGTCCCTCATCCAGTCAAGGTCCTTGACCTCGTAACCCACAGCCTGAAGCTGCGTCAGCATCTGGACGATCTTGACGGGATCCTCGCGTTGCTCTAGATCATCAAAGTTTCTACGAAGTCTAGGAACGGAGACACCCGGATAGTTAAGCTCAACAATCCAACGTATAAGCGTGGCGTTAATTGTCTCATCTAATTCCTCTGAGAAGGTTTTTGCTTTACGCATCCTCAACGAGTCGGATACCTGGTCCCGGGCGTACGAACCCACATTACCGGTCTCCTGCCCCACCGTATTCTCGCCGTTGAGGACAAAGGATATCTGCTGGTCGACGTACTCGATAAGCTTCTCGTACACCTCCGAGCGGCCCTGACTCTCCAACCAATCCACCTCCATCTCGTCGGGGATCACGATCGCGGTCTCCTGACCCAGTCGCTGAAGCGCCGTGAATAGCGATGCCACCTCCTCGTCCGGGGTACCCAGGGAGAATTTGCCCACCGCTGTAGGGGTGGTGTGCTTGTCCGCGTACTGGAGCCAGAACGACATCAGCGTACGTCTGAACTCGACAAGGCTGTAGAGCTGACGCCCCAGACCCGTGCCGTACGGGTCCATGAAGTTGCTATAGGACCAGTGCCTGTGTATGACCATCGAACGCAGGGGCAGTGGTATGCCCTCCACCGGCGAGTCCACCGTCATCAGGCGCGGGGACATAGTCCCGTCCTCGTTCAGGACAAACTGGAACCTGCGCGGGTCGCGTATCTTGATC